CAGTAAAACAGAGTTATGCCAATATAGCTCAGTTGGTAGAGCAACGGATTCGTAATCAAAACGTCAAAAACTATATAGACCGGACAGCTCTAAAGAAAATCTGACTTGCAGTTAATTTTGACAACAAAAATGACAACTAATTAACACAATTTTTGATATAATTATTTATTAAATCATCTGCATTTTCTCTTTGTTCATCCAAATGAGTATAAACTTCATAAATCATAGAAGCGGAAGCATGTCCCATTAAGGCTTGCGCTTTTTTTATTTTGACACCAGCATAATATAACATTGTACAATATGAATGTCTTAATTGATGACATGTAAACTTTATATTATTTTCTTTGTTCTTATTTATACTATATAAAAAACTTTCTAAGTGTCTTCTTACTGCAACATCAGTCAACATTTTGCCGTCTTTTTCTTTTACAAATAATAATCCATTTTTAGAATTATTAACTAAATTAACAACTATATCATATATGTTATCTAAAATAGGTATAGTACGAACTCTATTATTTTTAGTAGTTTTTACTATAGGTTGGTTATGTAGAAGAACAACAGCTTTGTTAATAGAAATAGTTTTATTTTTTAAGTCAACATCATCAACAGTTAATGGGATTATTTCTTCTTTTCTCATGCCAGTATAACGCATCAAAATAAAAAATGGGGCATATTTGTGTGTTGAATTAATAAGAAGATTATCTTCGTCAATTGTTAAAGGCATACGTTCATTTTTTATAACTTTTAACGGTTTTATATTACTAGCAACATTTTTAATTATTATATCATTATCAATAGCATCATTTAAAATTCTTTTCACATAAGCAAGCGTTTTATTTGCAGTTGTAGGTGTATTTTTCATATCTGAAAGTAATTGTTCAACATCATATTTTTTTATATCTTTAATTTTTTTAAATCCAAGAGATGGAATAATATGGTTGTTTACAATGGATTTATATTCTTCAATTGTTCTAATTTCTTTACCAGCAGAATTTAATTCAATCCACTTAATTGCGAAATTCTTCATCTTTATATTCTCTATATCAGATAGTCCATTATAAGAATTATGCATAAATTCAATATATTGTTTGTACAAATCTTTTATATCTTTAGAATATATATATTTAGATTTTCCGTTTGTAGTAATTTTTTTCATTAATCTTCCGTCTGTTCTGATAGTATAAGTCATATCTTTATATTTGTTCATAAATCCTCCTTAAAAAATAAGATAAGTACATTCCACTTATCCTTAGTATATATATCCATATTTGTCTTTATAAAATTTTAAAGCACTGCTCATATATTCGATTGTAACTTCAAAATATTCTGCTAGACTATAGAGTGTATTGATTCCGACTCAAAATGGCTGATTTTAGTTTCTCAAAAGGAATTAATACAAAATAAGACCACTTTTTAGCCCTATATTCTTGTTTATTAATTAAGATTTTATCAGTACAGTTAATTGAGTATGTTGCATCTTGATAATAATGACCTAATTCTTCTGATAAAGTTTCTTTTTCTATATATGAGTTATCTATATTTGTATAATTTAATGCAATAGCATTTATTTTATCTATATTTATAAAACAACCATACGCATCTTCTATATAATAATCATAAATTTTAATATGTTCTTTTTCAGCTAAATCATATAAATTATTTAGATTCATATTCCCTCCAATTAAATACTATTTATAAAAGTATTATAGTAAGATTTGCATAAGTCAATATTAGATTTTGACATTTCGTTCAAATATGATTGAAACTCAAAATATAAATTATTAATTCTATTTTCTTTGCCTCTTTTTGTTTTTAATTTTTTTAATTTAATATCTAAACTTTCCCAAGCTCTATCTATCATTAAATTTGTTTCTCTTTCTTTGTTCTGCATTAAATAAACAAGAGTAGAGGAAGGAGTTCTACCTTTAAATTTTAAAAATCTTTCTAAATTAGAAAGATTCTTTGTTTCATGCAATAAAATAGAATATCTTTCAAAGAAAATTTTAGGATTTGCAGTAGTATTAACTATTTTTGTTGATTCATTGCAATGTTTTAAAAATTGATTGGCATAAAATTCAGCCTCTTTCTTGTTTGAAATTTTTATGATAGTACCATCTATATTAATATTAGTAGTTTTATTAAAAAAATCTATTAATCTCATATTATTTATTATCCTTTTTATTGTCTTTTAAGACCACTTCAAGCAATCCTTTAATTTGTTGTTTTTGTGTTTCAGTAGGAGGGGTATAATCTTTCATACTAAATCCTATTTTGGCTAAACCTAGAGGATCAGATTCTTTGGGTTTTCTTTCATCTGACTTACCTAATAGGAAATCTACACTACAGTCAAGTATCTCTGATAATTTACTTAAAATATCTATTGAAGGCATATTTTTATTATTTTCGTAATTAGCAATATTTGAACGTGATGTATCAATTTTTTTTGCAAGTTCTTCTTGAGTTAGATTGCAATCTTGTCTAATTTTTTTTAAATTATCTCCAAAACTCATAAAAGCACTCCTTTCTAAGAAAATTATAACATTTCATTGTCAGTTTTGCAAACATTTTTTAAAAAAAATAAAAAAAATTTTAAAAAAGTATTGACAGCCAAACAAACATTATATATAATGTCAGCAGAACAAACAGAAAGGAGGGCGAAAACATGAGAAAGAAACTTATAGAAATTAGAAAGAAAAAAGGCTATACCCAAGAGCAAATGGCAGAAAGGCTAAATGTTGCCAGAACAACATATACAGGGTATGAAAAAGGAAATATATCACCATCATTAGAAACAGCTTTAAAAATAAAGAAGATATTAAACTATAAAAAAGATGATATTTTTTTAACTTCTAATGTCAGCTAAACAAACTAAAGCACAATAAATAAAAACAAAAGGAGACGAGAAAAATGCCAGCAACAAAATTACAAGAACGAGCGAGAGTCAAATATGTAACACCAAAACAATTCATGGAACAATACAGTTTAAGCAAATCACAAGCATATAAAATATTAGCCAGACCAGAAATGCAAGAAGCAAAAATAAAAGTTGGAGAGAAGCTAATAAGGATAAATTTAGATAGAGCATTTGAAATTATGCAACAAATATATAGTTAGAAAGAAGGTGAAACAAATGAAAAGAAAACTAAACAAAAACAAACTATATCAACTTATAGGACAAGCAGTAGTATATAGCAGTTTATACATAGCAACAGTAGCGTTTTCAGTATGGGCATTTTGCCAAAACAGTATTTATTAGAAAGGAGGAAAGAGAGATGTTAACTAAAAAAGATAGAAAGATATTAAATCAAAAATCAATGATACATAACAGAGATATCTTAATAAAAGATATGGAAGGACAAGCAAAGGTATTACATGAAGAAAATAAAGATTTAAGATTCGAAAATGAAGAGCAAAGGGACTTGATAAGCAGAATTGAAAGACTAGTAAATTCAAATAAATACAACAATGAAAAAGCCGTTTTAAGCAAAATAAAAGAACTAGTTAGCGACTACCAATCAATAAACTAGTTCAAATATAAATACATAAATAAATTCATATTTACTTATATTTTAGCACGAAAAAGTAAATATGTCAAAGGAGAATTATGGAAGATTACATAGAAAACGATGAAGAAGGAAATATATTCGAATTAATAGCAGAAGAATGCTATTACGATGATTTAAGGGAGGAAAGATAATGCAAGAATTAATTAAAAAGCCACAATTTGAAGGCGAGATAAAAGCACAAATTAAAAGTGTTGGAGAAATAGAATCTAATATGAAAGAAGTAAAAGGATATGTTGAAAATCTTAATAATTACTATAAAAATATATCTTTTACAGAAGAAACAATGAAAGAGGCTAAAGATGAAAAATCTAAAGTAAATAAATTTAAAAAACAAGTTTCTGATTATAGGGAAAATATTATTGCAGAATACAACAAACCAATAAAGGCATTTGAAGATACAGCAAAAGAAACAGAAAAACTTTTAACAGAAACATACAACACTATAAATCAACAAGTTGCTAATTATGAAAACAAACAAAAAGAAATAAAAGAACAAGAAATAAAAGATTACTTTGAAGAATATAGAAAAGCCAATAACATTGATTTTATTACATATGAACAAACAAAAATAAATGTAACATTGTCAGCGAGTATGAAAAGTTTGAAAGAACAAGCTAAAAGTTTTATAGACAAAATAACAGATGATTTAAAACTAATTGAAACACAAGAGCATAAAGCAGAGATATTAGTTGAATACAAACAAACATTAAATGTAAGTAATGCAATAACAAGTGTGACAAATAGATTTAAGGCTATTGAAGAAGAAAAGAAAAAAATAGAACAAGAAAAAGAACTTCAAAAATTTGTTGTGGATACTGCAAAAGAGTCAGACAAGTATAGTGAACAAATAATATTAAATTCACCATCCGTAGAAGAAAAAATAGAAGGAATTTTAACTTTAAAATTTACAGTAAGGGGAACAAGAACAAAATTAAGAGAATTAAAACAATTTTTAGAAAGTGGAGGTTACGATTATGAGTAATGAAGTACAAAAAAATAATGAATTAATGGTCAAATTTGATATTGACGGAAATGAAATAAAATTAACACCAAGTATAGTGCAAGAGTATATAGTAGGAACAGATGCAAAAATAACAAATCAAGAATTTAAATTATTTACAGAACTTTGTAAAGTTAGAAAATTAAATCCATTTTTAAGGGAAGCATATTTAATTAAATATAAAGCAGGTACTCCAGCACAATTAGTCGTAGGAAAAGATGCAATATTAAAAAGAGCAGTTTTAAATCCCAACTACGATGGAATCGAAAGTGGAATTATAGTTCAAAAAGAAGATGGAACAGTAGAAGAAAGACAAGGAACATTTAGATTAGGAACTGAACAACTTGTAGGTGGTTGGGCTAGAGTATTTAGAAAAGACTGGTCACACCCTACATATTCAAGTGTAAGTTTTAATGAAGTAGCACAAAAAACTGGACAAGGACAATTAAATTCAAATTGGAATAATAAAGGTGCAACAATGGTTGAAAAAGTTGCAAAAGTAAGAGCATTAAGAGAAACATTTGTCGAAGATTTAGCAGGAATGTATGAAGCAGAAGAAATGCAACAAGAGATTCCACAACAAGAACCTATTGAAGTACAAGCAGAAATAGAAGAACAAACAGAAAACACAAAAGAGGTATCAATGAATGAACTATAAAATTATATCAAGTTGTAGTACAGGAAATGCAACAATAATAAAAGACATAATTTTGATAGATTGTGGGGTTACTTTTAAAAGACTAGAGAAGTATTATAAAAAACTAAAAATAGTACTTCTCACACATATACATTCAGACCACTTTAAAAAAGAAACAATTAAGAAATTAGCACAAGAAAGACCAACATTAAGATTTGCTTGTTGTGAATGGTTATTAAATCCACTTTTAGAATGTGGAGTTGAAAGAAAAAATATAGATGTACTTCAAATTGGTACGAAATACAATTATAAGCTATTTAAAATTGTACCAATCAAATTATATCATGATGTATCACAATGTGGTTATAGAGTACTATTTGACGATTATAAAGCAATCTATATGACAGACACAAAAACAGTTGAAGGAATAAGTGCTAAAAATTATGATTTATATCTTGTTGAAGGCAATTACGACGAAGATGAAATAGAAGAAAGAATAAAAGAAAAACAACAAGAATGTAAATATGTATATGAATTTAGAGCAAAAGACAGCCATTTAAGTAAACAACAAGCAAGTGAATTTTTATTAAATAACATGGGAGAAAATTCAGAATATGTTTTAATGCATCAACATGTAGAAAGGTAATAAAATATGGAGTTTGAAAAATTATATATGTTTAATCCTTTTACAATTCAAAATGCAGATAGTAAGCAAATATCAGATACATATACAAAGTTACAAAATGAATTAAAAGACAATTCAGACACAGGATTTGAGATATCAAAAAACATAGAAATATATGCAAATATGAATTATTTGATAGGGGAAATGATAGCAAGAATACAACAGGAATATGACATGTTAAAAACAGATATTTCTATATCAGAAAATAAACAAGTATATATGCAAAGGAAACAGTGGCAAGAAACTAATAAAGAAAAAGCACCAGCAATGAGTTATTTTGAAGCTATGGCAAAGGAATATGTAAAAGAAGATAGCAAGAAATTAGCAGAATTAGGAGCTAGACTGTTTAGATTCAAGAAGGCATATGAGAGTATAGACAGCAAACAAAATGCCTTGAAAAAGAAAATAGAGGCGATTAGATATGAAATCTAAAAGAAGTAAAGCTTGTGAAATATCACAGAAAGTTAAAGAAATAGTATGGAACAGAGATAACCATAAATGTATTTTTTGTGAAAGATATGTTCCAAAAACTTGTGCAAATGCACATTTTATAAAAAGGTCGCAGCGGTGGATTAGGCATAGAAGAAAATATAGTTACATTATGTCCAGAATGCCATTATCAAGAAGATTTTGGACAAGATACTAAATTATACGAAGATTACATAGAAAACTATTTAAAAGGCATTTATGGAACAAATTGGAACAAAGAAAAATTGATTTATAAAAAATATTAGGAGGTAAAGAAAATGAAAAAAGTTATAGGGATTTTAATAGCAATTATAGGAATTATATTAGGAATATATGTTGGAATATGGTTAATGCTTGCAGGAGGAATAACACAAATAGTTAATTCGATAAATCCGATAAATGGATTAGGAATAGCATTAGGAATATTAAGAATAATTTTTTGTGAAGTAGGAGGATTTATTGCTTGGTTAGGAATAGGAATAGGTTCAGCAATTGGATTAAGTGATTAAAAAATAGACAACAGGGGCAGACATAACAAAGTTTGCCCTTATATTGTACAAAAGGAGGACAAACAATGTGGCAAAGGATAGTTTTATATTATATCTAGACCAAAAAGAAATATTTGGAATGCTAGAAGATGAAGAAGCAGGACAACTTATAAAAGCAATATTTGAATACGAAGAAGCAGGGCAAATGCCAAAGTTAGATAAATCTTTAAGAATAGCATTCATACCAATAAAAAATGCTCTAGATAGAAATAAAGAAAAATATCAAAAAGTAGTAGAAAGAAATAAGCAGAACATTGAAAAAAGATGGAATAAAGAAAATACCAAAAATACCACTGGTAAAAATGGTATACGAAAAAATACCAAAAATACCGATAATGATAATGAACATGATAATGATAATGATAGTGATAATGAACATGATAGTGTAAATGATAATGACAATATAGTAAGCGACAGTTGTGTTGACGGCTTACAAAAAATTATTGATTTTTACAATGAAAATATAGGACTTATTACTCCTTATGGGGTAGAAGTTTTAGAAGATTATTCTAAAGATATGCCAACAGACTTAATAATTTATGCAATGCAAATTAGTGTAGAAGCTAATAAAAGAACAATTAAGTACATAAAAGCTATATTAAATAATTGGCAAAAAGCAGGAATAAGAACATTAGTACAAGCAAAGGATGAAAACCACAAAAAGAAAAATGAAAGTAAAGAAATAGAGGAGTGGTTAAATGAATAAACAAGAGTTTTACAAAAATATACAAAAAATAGAAACAGCATACAATAAAAAGTTCAGTAAAGAAGAATTGATGTTGTGGTTTAAAGAATTTATGACAACAGAGACTAGCGAGTTTGAAAAAGCAGTTAATAAAACAATAAAAGAAATAAAATTCACACCAAAAATAGCAGATGTAAGAGCAAGAATAACAGTAAATCCAAATGATTATTATACAAATGATCCATATGCTTATTTATACAAGAATTTAGAGTGGTGCGAATTAGTAAAGGAGTGATAAACAAATGAAGACAACTCAAAAGGACAGAATTATAAATTATATACGACAGTTTGGAAGTATAACAAGTTGGGAAGCATATCAAGATTTAGGAGTAATGCAGTTAGGAGCAAGAATTGATCAACTAAAAAAAGATGGATATGAATTTACAACAGAATGGGTACAAAAAAAGAATAGATTTGGAGAAGATGTAAGTTTTAAAAAATATTATTTATCGGATATGGTAGCTCAAAATATGAGTCGTATTCCAAGAATAGATTAGGAGGAATTATGGATAAAATAAATGTTAATTTATATGGAGGAAAAAGTATATTTGGTGGAAGAGAAACACCATTAGAAGCTGAAATGACATATTGCGATAAATATAAAAATTGTAGTTTCTATAAACAAGGAAAATGTTTTAGTGCAGGAAGGTGGCAACAGAACTGTAAATTTGGAAAAAAAGTTAGACAAAAAGGATATACAAGTAGAGCTCTAAAATACAACGATTTTAGAGATAAATACAGAAAAGATGAATGTTACAACAAGCTAGATGAACCAAATAATACAATTGGAAAAATAGAAGATACATTCGTAATAAATGTTAGGTACTTACATGAAAAAGAAGGTGGAGGATATAAAATTGAAACAAATATATTTTCACACCCATTAATTTATATAAATGAAAATGACTTTAAAAATGAATTAATATCATTAATTTGCGATGGAAAACCAAGGACATTTATGGATAATGCAGTTATAAAAGACTATCAGGAAAAAACTGTGCCTAGATTCTTATATGAATTAAAAACAGAGTTTACAGATATTTATAACAGATTTATAACGCAGTATCCTGAATATAGAGAAAAGCAATTAAATTTTATTGGAAGAACAGCTTATATATACTCTTTAAGAGATGGTATTGAATTAAAAAGCAATTATTCAGACGGAGCAAAGTTTGTTAAAGAAGGAGAATACTTAAAAAGCATAACTAACTATAATGGTTCATTTATGCCATTTAATGCGAAAGAGGCGGATATAAGGCTTAAAATAGATAAAAAGATGAGTGTAAAAATAACAGACAACAGTATGGTAGATGAAAATACAATCTTTAAAGATTAAGGAGAGAGCTTGTGAAATATAATTATCCACCGTTAGAACGGTAAATGTGTAAAATGTAGAGGCTGTAACAGGCTTGAATTAGAAAACTTCAAACGGAGTTTGGAGATGTGAAAATTACATAGAAAAGGAGCTAAAGAAAAGTGAACAAATACAGAAATAAAAAAGTAATAGTAGACGGAGAAGAATTTGACAGTAAGAAAGAAGGAAATAGATATAAAGAATTAAGACTGTTAGAAAGAGCAGGAGAAATAAGCAACTTAGAACTACAACCAAGATTTTTATTACAAGATAAATTTAAGAAAAACGGTAAAACTTACAGAAAGATAGAATATGTAGCGGACTTTAAGTACATAGAAAACGGTAAAAAAATAGTAGAAGACGTAAAAGGAATACAGACAGATGTATTCAAATTAAAACATAAGATATTTGAAAAAGTTTACCCAGATTTGGAACTAAGAATAATTAAGTAGGAGGAAAATTAAATTGATTAATTGGAAAGAAGAATATAAAAAACTATACAAGTGTTTAATAGCAGTAACAATATTAATAATAACAGCTCTAGCAATGTTTATATTCACATTTACAGGAGTAACAAAGAAATTACAAGATAAAGATAAAAAGTTAACAGAGCAAGCAATAGAAATAGTTGACCTAAAAGAAATTATAAATGAAAGGGGAGAAAAATAATGAAGAATAAATTAGTTGATTTAAACAATCATTTATTTGAAGAACTAGAGAGGCTAAATGATGAAGAATTAAAAGGCGAAAAATTACAAGAAGAAAGAGAAAGAGCAAAATCAATAGCAAATATTGCTCAAACAATCATTAATAATGGGGAACTAGCACTAAAAGCAGTAAAACATTACGATGAATTTGGAAACAAAAAAGATATACCAGAAATACTACAAATAGGAGATAAGTAATAATGAAATATAACTACAGTGAAGAAAATGTAAAGTTTCTTATAGAGAATGTGAAAGGAATATCACATAAAGAACTTACAAAAAGGTTTAATAAAAGATTTAATACTAATTTAAGTGAGAGTGCTTTAGCAAATATGAAAAGAAAATTAAATCTAACCAATGGAATTAATACTAGGTTTCAGAAAGGACAAGTTTCTTGGAATAAAGGAAAGAAGATGAGCCCAGAACAATATGAAAAATGTAAAAAAACAATGTTTCAAAATGGAAATTTGTCAAATGCAAGACCAATAGGAGATGAACGAATAGATATTGATGGGTATACGTACATAAAGGTCAAACAACCAAATAAATGGGTATTAAAACATAGATGGTTATATGAAAAAGAAAAAGGAAAAATTCCCAAAGGATATAATCTAATATTTGCAGATGGAAACAGACAAAATTTTGACTTAGATAATTTAATATTAATATCAAATTCAGAATTGTTTATTATGAATCAAAAAGGATTGTATAAGCAAGATAAAAAATTAACAAAAGCGGGAGCTACGATAGCTAAAATACTAGACAAAGTAAATAAAAGAAAAAAAGGATAGAAAATGGAAAATATAGATTATGAACAATTATACTATGACAGTTTATATGAAATAAGAAAAAGGAATGAAGAAATTAAATATTTAAAAGATGAAATAATGCAGTTAAAAAACAAGAAAACAATAGACTTACAAAAATATATAGATCATGAATTTAAAAAGTATAGAAAGGAACATAAGAGATGTTAGAAGTAAATGATTATGTGAGAATTAATATGGATAACAGAAATTGCATTGGAATAGGAAGAGTATCAAGAATAGTAAATGAAACAATATATGTAAATATGAATAATAAATATAATCTTCCAGTACCATTTCAAATAGATAAAGTAGTAAAGCACAGCAAACAACTAATAGACTTAATAGAAGTTCGGAGATTTTGTAAATGGATTTCCTATATTAGAACCAATATACAACGGAAACACTATGTACGGAATTGATGAGGGATACGAAAACTTCAAAAGAAGTTTTGGAGAAATAAAAACAATACTAACAAAAGAGCAGTTTGGGGCTAATTGCTATAAAGTAGGAGGAGAAAATGAATGTATGTAGATATATATAACACAAATAAAAAATATAACATAATTTATGCAGACCCACCGTGGTCATACAAGCAAAAACAAATAAACTTTCAACATTACGACAGGGGTAAGAAATATATTAATAGCGTTAATGAACATTATAATACAATGTCTAATAACGAACTAATTGAAATGAAAGAAGTAATAAACAATATATCAGAAAAAGACTGTTTATTGTTTATGTGGGCAACATCTCCAAATTTAGATGTAGCACTTGATTTGGGCAAAGAATGGGGATTTGAGTTCAAGACAGTGGCATTTGTGTGGGATAAACAAAGAACAAATTATGGATTTTATACATTAAGTCAATGTGAATTGTGCTTAGTATTCAAGAAAGGTAAAATACCGAAAAAACAGGCTAATAATATTAAACAATTCTTAAGTAAAAAAGTAGAAAAACACAGCAAAAAACCAGATGAGATTCGAGAAAGAATAGATGCAATGTTTAATAAGTGTTCTCGAATAGAATTATTTGCAAGACAAACAGTAGATGGGTGGGATTGTTGGGGAAATGAAGTAGGAGGAGAAGATGAATAGAGAAATAAAGTTTAGAGGAAAATCAAAACGGAGGATGGCATTATGGGGATTTAATGACAATGGAACATTTTACAAACGAAGATATATATCAAATAGGAGATTTTGAAAAATCATTTTGCTATAAAGTTAATACAGAAACAATAGGACAATACACTGGACTACACGATAAAAACGGAAAAGAAATATATGAAGGAGATATAGTTGAAATAATAAGACCTTGCATACTAGAAAGAGGAGAAGTCAAATTTATAAATGGTTGCTTTGCTATTAAATCTAAAGATACATTATTAATGCTATATCAATGTGAAATAAATAACTTTAAGTTAAAAGCAATAGGCAACATATACGATAATCCAGAGTTATTAGGAGGAGAATAGATATGTTAAAAATAAGAGATGATGTAGATTTAAAAGAGCTTGAAAAGTTTCATTTTACACAGCATGATAAAGAAAATGCAAAAATTTGTTATTATAGACTAATGCCGTTAATTAAAAGAACAACAATGATTTTAGTAGAAATATCTAAAGATAGAACAATTGATTTTCAATTGCCTCTAGGATGTACAATAAAAAAGCAAGAAATAAATTTAGAAGAATATATACAAGATTTAATTAAAGCAGATTTAATAGTAAAGGAGTAATATTATGTGTGAATACTGTGGAAAAATAATAAATAATAAAAAAATATTAGATATAGACAATGAAGAAGAAACACATATGGAAATTATTAATCAAAAAAAGTCTTGGGGATATATGTTATATGTTGAAATAGAAGGACAAGACAATGATGGATATAAACCAAGTCAGTTCTTTCAAATAAATTATTGCCCAATGTGTGGAAGAGAATTAAAGGAGGACTAACATATGACAAAAGAACAAGAAGTATTAAAAGATTTAAAAAAGTCACATTAGAAGAATTAGATGAAGCAATAAAAGCTGTTGATAAGCAAGAACAAGAAGAAGCAATAGAATATTTTAAGAAACATATAAAATATTTTGAAAATAAAGCAAAAGAATTATTAAATAAATAAAAGAGCATACTACAATAAGGTGGTAGTATGAAAGAAAATGAGATAATAACAAAATGGAAACGAGGTTTAAGTAAAAATCAATTAGCAACAATGTATAGAAGACAATACAATCAAGAAATAAAAATAATAAGATCAAGCGTAAGACACAGACATGATGGAAGATACATAAGCAATTATGAAGCATTAGCTTATGTAGAAAGAGTAATATATAGATATTTGAAAGAAAGGAAAAACAAATGACAATAAACCATGTATACAACAAAGTAATAGACACAATGAAAGAATTAGAAAACATAAACTTATTAGACATATCGAAAAGAAAAGAAAGTCAAGCACAAATAAATAAAGCATATAAAATCTTAGACAATTTTAAAGATGAACTTATAAGAGAAGATATAAAAAGAAAACAAGGAGGCACAAATGAGTAAATATATAAAAGAAGACGTTGAAACAATGTTGATACATCATAAAGAGAACGAATCAAAATTAACAGAAATTGAAATAAAAGAAGAAGAATACAAAGAAAGGTTAGAATATTCAGGAACTGTTTATGAAGACGATGAAAGAGAAGTAATAGAGAATATGCAAATAGCGGGGCAAGTATTTGATAGCATACATAGCAATACAAATAAAATATCAGACAAGGTGTCAAGTACAGTTCTAAATTATGAAAAAGAATTAAATCATATAAACAAAGAAGATAGAGAGTATCTAAAAAGACAAATTGCAAAATTAAATATAGACAAAGGAAAATTAAATAAAATAGTTGTTAGAGTTAAAAATATGATTGAACCATTAACACAAGAAGAAAAATTTGTAATAGAAACGTATTATATGAGAAAATCAAAATGGGATTATGTAGAAAAAGCATATTTTAAGGAATTTGAAAAATATAAATGTGTAAAACAATTACAGACATATAGAGACAATGCTATGGAAAAGATGTTAAATATAATAAATGCGGGTTTGGACTAAAACTTCGCAAAAATTACGCAAAAACTTCCTTTTAATTTCTTTTTGAAAGTACTATAATTATAATAGAAAAAATGTAAGTAGAGTAAAGAGTAAATGCAAGCCCTTAGTATTTACTCTTTTTATTATGTTATGAAAGGAAGAATAAAAATTATGAAATTAATGATAAGCCAACCTATGAAAGGTAAAACAAATGAACAAATAAGAGAAGAAAGAGCAGAATTAGTAAGTAGATTACAAGAAGAAGGAAACGAAGTTATAGATACAGTATTTGAAAATGCACCAGAAGATGAAGATATTGCAATTTACATGTTATCTCAATCAATTAGATACATAGGAAAAGTTGATGGAATTGTATTTATGAAAGGTTGGGAAAAAGCAAGAGGATGTAAGATAGAACATGAAGTAGCAGTAGAATACGGAAAGCAAGTATTTTATGAAAATTAATTAGTTATTACCAGTATGCTAGGTAACTGATAATATAAAAAAGGTAGTTGTATTTAGTTGAGTATAATTGACCTCCTTTCAGTATTAAATTTGCCAAAGAACTTTCCTAGCGAGTTCTAATATCTAGGTAAAGTCTTGATAGTAAGATGCGGGTCTTGGACACCTGAGAGTGTAGGTGTAACTCCTACTACCTAGACCAAAATGTTTATAAGAAAAGAGGTAATAATATGACTCTAGAACAAATAAAACAATTCAAAGAAGAAAACTGCAGTAAATGTAATAAAGATATTGACTGTAAAATAACACAAGACATAAATGGAAAACTAAAGTGTACAGAGGATTAAAGATATGGAACAATGTTTGATAGATAATAAAGTATGTCCAATACAAGGGGAAAAATGTAAAGAATGTAAATTGGATGATTGTAAAAGGACAATAGAGATGATAGAAACACAAGAAGAAAGAGAAGAAAAATGGAAAAGAAAATTAATAAATGTACAATTACCAGAACGGTTGTAAAGACTGTTCTTTTTTAGAAGTTATAGACTTAGATGGGCAGATAGTCAGATGTCCTTATCTAGTTAAAAATAAATGTTTAATAAAATAGGAGGAATGAAATGTTAGAAGGAAAAGTCATAAAAGATTTTAACGATAAGCAAAATAACTTAAAGAAGTATACAGTAGGAAAAAAATTCAAAGCAGAAGATAAAAGATATAAAGAATTAGAAGCAAAAGGATTCGTAGGAGAAGGTAAAGAGGTAACAGTTAAAAGTAACAAGTAGGTGGGGAGATGGCAAAATATGATTGGAAGCAATTAGAAAAAGAATATATATTAAGTGATTGCAAATCGGTAAGTAGTTTCTTGAAATATAAAGGAATAAATAACAATTCATATGCTAGAAACAACACAAAAGGCTGGAAAGAAAAAAAGAGACAAAATACTGACAAAAAAGTGACAAAAACAATACAAAAAATAACCGAAAAAGAAATTGAGAAAGAAGTTGATATAAATACAAGGCATTTAAGATTATATGACAATTTTCTTGATGTGCTGGAAGGTAGTTTTAAAAATCCGAGTGAATACATGTATTTAGGAATGCCAGATTATGATAAACTCAAAAAAATGATAGATGTATTAGAAAAGTCACAAAAAGGCCAAAGATTAGCTAAGGGATTGGACAAAGAAAATGAAAATAACGAAAATCTAAATAAAGTTGAACAATTATTAACTAAAATAAAAGAAGAGGCAAATAAATGATAATAACAGAAAAACAAAAAGAGTTTATCAGGAATGCAACTCATAGATATAACTTAAAAATAGGTGCTAGAAGATGTGGTAAAACATATCTAGATATATTATTTACTATTCCTGATAGATTATTAGAAAGAAAAGATTTAGATGGACTAAATGTTATTTTTGGAGTATCAAAAGGTACAATTGAAAGAAATGTATTACAACCATTAAGAGAAATATATGGAAAAGATTTAGTAGGATTTATTAATTCTCAAAATATAGCTAATTTATTTGGACAAGAAGTGTATTGCTTAGGAACTGAAAAAATAAGCCAAGTAAGTAAAATACAAGGTACATCTATCAAATATGCTTATGGAGATGAAATGGCAAAATGGAACAAAGAAGTATTTATAATGATACAAGGTTCTTTAGATAAGCCATATTCGTGCCTAGATGGAGCATTGAATCCGGAAAATAAAAATCACTGGTTAAAGAAAGACTTTTTAGATGTGATAAAAGAAAAAGGATTAGATGTATATACACAATATTATACAATATTTGATAATCCATTTTTGCCAAAGGATTTCGTTGAAAATCTTTGTAAGGAATACAAGGGAACAGTTTATTATAATAGATTAATATTAGGGCAATGGTGCGATGCTGAAGGATTAATATTCCAACAAATTGCAAATGATGATAAAAGATTTATTACCACTACAATTCAATATAATTCTATAATAAGCATAGGAATTGACTGGGGTGGAAATAAATCAAAACATAGTATAACAGCAACAAAGATAAGCAGAGACTTTAAAAGTGTACAAGTATTAAAATCTAGTACAATGAAAGCGACAGGAACAAATACAAGGCAAGTATTTAGATGGATAATAAACTTTATAAAAGAGATACAGGATAAATATGGAACTGTGTCTTTTATTTTTGCTGATAGTGCAGAACAGGTATTAAATAATTCTTTAAATGGAGAATTAAGAATAAATGAAATTAATTTAGTAGTTCAAGATAGCTTAAAGATTGAAATCAAGAACAGAATTGAACTTTGGAATAGATTATTAAACTTAGATAAAATAAGTTTCATTGAAAATCAATGTCAAACATTGATAGAAGCATTGCAAACAGCTTTATATGATGAAAAAGCGAAAGACGACAGGTGGATAGATGATGGGGAAACATCGGACATAGATAGTTTAGATAGTTTCAATTACTCATTTGAATATTGGTTTGAAGAAATATCTTATTACATAGGAAAGGTAGCATAAAATGAATAATGTAGTATTAAAATATTTAAAAAGCAAAGGATATAATACAGTATCGACAGATTATTATAATTTTGTGGAAACATGGGAGTCTTGGTGGAAAAATCAAGTAGACTTTCATAAATATCATGACCAAACAGGAAAAGAAAGAAAAATGTTTAGTCTAGGCATGGCAAAAAGACTAGCAGAGGATTGGTCAAGTATATTATTTACAGAAAGAGACGAAATAACAACAAAAGCGAACACGAACGAACAAACTGAGGTAAATAATGAATATTTAAATAATCAGTTAAAGATATTAAAAGTATATAAAGACTTACCAATAGCGATAGAAAAGGCAATGGCAATGGGAACAGCTGGGGCAACAATGAGAGTTAAACATGCAAAGGTAGATAAACAAGGAAGGTTATCTGCGGATAAAAGAACAAAGCTAGATATTATTTATTTAGACGCAAACCAAATTGTGCCTTTAAAAGTTGAACATGGAGTAATAATTGATGTTGCTTTTGTAAGTGAAAATACTATAGACAGTAAAAAGGAATATTATATTGAGTTACATCAATTAAAATATAATGAAGAATTAAATCAAGAAATATACGAAATATCTAATAATTATTTAGATGAAAGCGGAAATGAAATAAAAAAAGAGGGCATAGCTAAGAGTTATACAGTTAATTCTAGTGTGCCTTTATTTAGTATCTTAAAGCCAGCAATAGCAAACCCAATTGATACAGAATACAACAATGTAAACGGGATGGGATTTAGTGTATATGGAACTGCAATTGATCAACTTATGGCCTGTGATATTACATATAATAATTTTGTTATGGACTTTTACCTTGGAGGGAAAAAAGTATTTTACAATAAAAAAATAACAAGAACTAAGACGAGGCAAATAAAAGATACAGAAGGAAATATAAGAGAAGAAGAATATGAAGTATATCCTGATGATGTAATGAAACAGCAATGGACAACATACGGAGACGATGAAATAAAAAATATAAAAGAAAATCCAGTTGTGATAGAGTATAATCCTGAACTAAGAGTAGAAGAAGACAAAGAAGGAATACAATTTGCATTAAATATGCTAAGTTTTAAGGCAGGATTAGGAACAAAATATTATGAATTTAATGGAAATTCTGTAGTAACAGCTACACAATATGTTGGAGATAGACAGGACTTAATCGAAAACGCTAACAAACACCGCAAGAGTGTTGATGAATTTGTAAGTGGAATATGCAAAGCTATTCTTTTACTAGGAAGAGTATTATTCAAAGAAAAAGTAACAGAAGATTGTATTGCAACAATAACAGACAAAGATGGTTTTATGGTTGATACAGAAACGGCAAAACAGGAATTTAGGCAAGATATAGCACAAGGAATAAGACAAGCTTGGGAATATAGAGTTAAATTCTTAGGGGAGACAGAAGAAAAAGCCAAGGCAATGATAAAAGATGAAGAAATAGAAGATATTGAAGAATAAGAGGTGTTTTAAATGTTAACACCGGAATATTTGAATTTAATAGAATTTAATGATGTTGTGAATTTATACAACAAGTTAAATATAGATATAACAGCAGATATAATTACAAGAATAAGCACAATGGATGATATTACAGAAGTAAGTCGCAAACAAATGAAGATATTATTACAGACAAACGGAGCAGAAGTATTTAATAAAGCATTAGAAAAGACATCATTGTTAACAAGAGAAACAAAAAATGCATTAAAGCTATTATTTGAAAATATGGCAAAAGAAGATATGCAAGGATATAAAGAATTGTATAAATACAGGGATAAACTTTTCAAATTAAGTGAAAATCAATATAAGATACTTAATCAAGGATTAAAACAAACTAATAAAACACTAAAGAACATGACAAATACTATAGCTTTTCAAAGTCAACAAGCATATGTTAACGCAGTAGATGAAGCATATATGAAAGTTATAAGTGGTGCATTTGATTATACGTCTGCTATTAATACAGCTGTACAACAATTAGCAGACAAAGGAATAACATTAAAAGATAAACTGGGAAGAAATATACAATTAGAAACAGCAGTAAGAAGAAATGTGTTAAGTGGTATTCATGCAACAGCAAACAATATAAATAGAAACATAGAAACAGAGTTAGGTTGCGATGGATATGAGGTTACAGCACATCTAGGGGCAAGACCAAGCCATGCAGAAGAACAAGGAAAACAATTTGCAGTAAGTAAGAAAGATGCTGGCAAATATGGTTTAGAGTTATGGTCAGATGTTGCAGAATTATGGGAAGAGTACAATTGTAGACATAGCTATTTTGGAATAATCTTAGGGGTTTCAGAACCAGTATATACAAATAATGAATTAGAAAAGTTTAAGAATGCAACAGTTACACTAAATGGAAAACAAGTACCATATTATAAAGCAACTCAAAGACAAAGACAATTTGAAAGTGATATAAGAAATACAAAACGAAGTATACAAACATTAGATAAAGCAGGCATAGACTCATCAAATCAAAGAAGTAAATTAAGACAATTGCAAATGAAACAAACAGCATTTTGCAAAGAGACAGGACTTGAAAAAGATTATTCAAGAATGAAAATTGCAAAAATTAAGACAAACGAACAAGCAAAGTATAAAGATATAACAGAACAATTTAATTCAGTAAAGAAATATAAAGTTAAACAGCAACAATACTACAAAGATACTCAAGGAACTAAATACTTTGTAGATGGAAAAAATGTTTTGATGGAACCATCAGACAGAGAAAGAGAAGTAGCTAAAATTCTTGGAAAAGCTTTTGGAGGACAAGTAAATATAATACCAAGAATAAATAATCCAGCAAGTATAAAAACACCAGATTATATTATTAACAATGAAAGATTTGACTTAAAAGAAATTACTGGTAAAGGTAAATATGTAATAGAAGGTAATTTAAGGAAAAAGAAAAACCAAGCAAATAATTTTATTATAGATGTAACAAATACTAAAATGGATCCAAAAGAAATAGAAAGGCAAATAAAAAGTATTTATATTTCAAAAAGATTTATGTGGATTGATAAGATATTTGTCATAAAAGAAAACAAAATAATAAATGCATATAAAAGAAAATAATTGAAGGTCAACTGCGAACCAAATATATGGGGTTCTCAACTGACCTTCAATAATAATATTATTAACTTAATTATACAATAAATTAGGCTAATAATCAATAGTTTATGCAAAAAAATACAATTTATACATTAAATTAGTTATTAACATTTTAATATATATAAGAAGCTGACGAGCTTCTTTTTTAATGTCTTTTTTCAATTAGACGTAAAAGAAATTGAAATGTTGGGCATACGACGTTAAAAATAGCAAATATTATCAAATTCGAGGGAAGAAAAACCCGTAGAAAATCGTAGGAGGAGAAATATTATGAAAAGAAGTTTTTTAGAAGGATTATTCAAAGATTTAGAAGCGGAGGATAGCGTTAAGAAAAATATCATTGATAGCATTATGACTGAAAATGGTAATGATGTTAACGCAGAAAAAACAAAAACTTTAACTGCACAAAATGATTTAAAAGTAAAGGAAGGATTAATCGAAGAACTAAACAAAAAAATAAAAGAAAATGGCTCTGTCGATATAGAAGAAATCAAAAGAGTAGCTAAAGAGGAAGGCTTTGCCGAAGGTTCTAAAGAAGTTGAAGAATTTAAGAAAACAAACGCACTAAAAAGTTCCATAAAAGGAGCAAAAGACTTTGACTTAGTTTATAGCAAACTAGACAAAGACAAAATTAAATATGAAAAAAATGATAAAGGAGAGTACACAGTAAGTGGCATTGATGAACAAATCAAAGATGTCAAAGAAAAGTATTCTTTTTTGTTTGATGAAGAAGATGATGGAAACTCAGAAATTAATCTTGGTGGAAATCATACAGAAAAACCACAAGATACAACTCCAACGTTATATGGAGCATTAAAAGAAAAATTTAATTAATAGGAGGAAATAAAAATGATAACATTAGAAGAAGCAAAAGTAGGAATGGCTGATAAAGTAGATCAAGCAGTCATTGATGAATTTAGAAGAGGGTCTTTATTATTAGATAAATTAGTATTTGATAATGCTGTAGCACCAGGAACAGGGGGAAGTACATTAACTTATGGATACACAAAATTAAAAACACCATCAACAGCAGGATTTAGAAAAATAAATGGTGAGTATACAAATAATGAAGCTAAAAGAGAAAAAGCAAGTGCAGACTTAAAAATATTCGGAGGTAATTTCAAAATTGACCGTGTATTAATAAATACATCTGGTGCAGTAGATGAATTAGACTTCCAAATGAAAGAAAAAATAAAGGGAGCTATAAATTTATTTCACAATACTGTAATAAATGGAAATGAATCAGTGAACGAAGATGAATTTAATGGACTAGATGTTATGTTAAAAGGTTCTAGCACTGAATATAATGCATCTGAATATGCGATAACAAAAGATACTGATGTAACAGCAGGGAAGGTATATTACACTAGAAGTGGTTCAGGAACTACAAGTTCTCCATACAAATATACAAAAGTAGCAAATCCACAAAAAGCCAATATAGCTACATATTATGAAGTATCTAATGAGTTTGATTTATCAACATCTAAAAAAATGGATGATAATTATCAAGAATTTTTAGATAAAATGGATGAATTTGTTTCAATTATGCAAGGAAAACCAACAATGTTTTTAGGTAATAACAAATTAATTACAAAAATTAAAGGTATTGCAAGAAGAGCAGGATATTATACTAAATCAGAAGATGCGTTTGGTAGAAGTGTTGATATGTGGGATAACATTCCATTAGTAGACTTAGAAGAATATTTCGATGGAACTAATACAACACCTTGCGTAAAAATTTCTGAAGATGGATTGACAGACTTATATGCGGTTCAAATTGCAAAAGATGGATTCCACGGAGTTTCTCCAACTGGAAATGGAGTTTTAAGCACTTGCTTACCAGATATGAAAGCTCCTGGAACAGTTAAAGAAGGAGACGTAGAAATGGTTGCTGCAGTTGTGTTAAAAAATACACTAAAAGCTGGAGTATTTAGAAACATAAAAGTAAAATAGGAGCTGATAAAGATGAAATATGCAGATTATAGCTATTATTTACTTGAGTATAAAGGAAAATCACAAGAAATCTTTTTTGATTCACTAATAATAAAAGCAAGCAGAGAAATTGATAAGAATGTCAATACAAGACTAACAGAAACAAAAATAAATAATTTGCCAAAAGAAGCACAAGAACAGTTGAAATATACTGCTTGTGCTTTAGTTGATTTAATAAATAAAAAGGAAGAAAGTACAAACAGAAAAATTACTTCATATTCGATAGATGGAGTAAGTAAAAACTTTAAAGTGCTTTCTGATGAAGAATATAAAGTGGCTAAAAAGGAAATAATCAATTGTTTGCCTGATGAATTAACATGCTTTTTATAGGGAGGTTAGTATGGAAGATTTTCCAATGCAAGATATAACGATATACCATAAAAGTAATAACAAATGGGATAGATATGTTGTAGAGGCTAGTTATAGAAATACTTCAATAACAAATCATAACAGAAATGGGTCAGATTCAACTGACAATGCCTTAATTAGGATTTTTGACATCAATGGATATAATTTAAAGTGGTTTGTAGAAAATGACGATATTATTGTAAATAAAAAGGTAGAAGATGTAATAGAAAGAGTACCATTAACAGAACTAAGTAAAAAATATGGCACTCAAAATGTTCACAAAGTAACTTCTATTGATAAATTTATATTTGATGATGAGGATTTACCAAATCATATCAAGATAGGTGCAATATGAGTTATATTATTAAGACAAAACCACTACAAACTATTTATAGAGAATTAGGTCTAGAAGAGCGAGGGAAAGTACAGCAATTTTTAGGAAAAACGGTTGCTGACAATCTCAAAAAATATGTTTCTTTAAAAAGTGGAACACAAAAAGACTCTGTAAATCCTATTAATGGAGGAAAACAAGTAATAATAAACGTTCCTTATGCAAGATTCCAAGCAGAAGGAAAAGTTATGGTAGGAGTAAAAAGTAGAAGTGCTTATGCTAGACGTGGAGAAAGAAAAGTAGTTATAAGTAAAGACTTAAAATATCATAGCGACAGATTAAGAGGTTCACATCCTTTTGAAAGAATGAAAGCGGATAAAGGACAAAGTATATTAAATCAAACAGCAAAAGAAGCAAGGAGGGTAAGTAAATAATGGACAAAGCAATAAATGATTGGTTGTTACAATATGAACCAATAAAAGAAATAGCAAAGACGATAAATACAGAAGAGCTTCCAAAAGAAACTGATACTTTAGCTTTACAAAGAAGTGGAGTAGAAAACTTACCATTAAAATATATTACAGATACAGGATGGTATAGACAATATCAATACGCATTGCTTTTAAAAATAAACAGTGAAGATAACTTACAAAGATTAGAAAATTTAGATTGGTTAGATGATTTAAGCGATTGGATAGATAAACAAAATCGTTTAAGAAACTATCCAGTCTTAAAAAATAAACAAGTAAAACAAATAAGCTGTGCTGATGCGATAACTTATGAAACTAACGAAGATGGGACAATAAGTACGTATTATTTACAGCTTTATTTTAATATTAAAGGAGGAATTTAAAATGGCAGAAACTATAGCAGAAACATTAAAAGATATAATGCAATATGACGAAGCACATTATTTCGGAATAAATGACGAAATTGTATTGGGTGGAGTTATTACAGAAATGACAGAAAGCTCAAATCCAACTGAAAAAGAAAAACAATACATTCATCAAAAATCGAAACAATATGCAGTGACAGGTTTTTCAAATGAATTTCCAATTACAATGGATATGGTAAAAGGAGACAAAGTATTTGATTATATGTACAACTTATTCTATGAAAGAAAAGTAACTCCGGACTTAGATATAGATCATTACATTGTTAATCTATGGGAACCAGTTGCAAGTCAAGAAAATACATATAAAGCAAGAAAAATAACACAAACTTGTGAGATAACGGAATGTAATGGCGCAGCAGGAGAACAAAAACAAATGACAGGTTCATTAAAAGGTGGAGATTTTGTTTATGGTACTTTTGATGTATCAACAAAAAAATTCACAGAGAATGCATAAATAATAGGTAGATGTTAAGTGTAATTATATTAAGAGGAGAATAGGAAAATGGAAGATAAGAAAAGATTAAGTTTTGGTTATGAGGATACAGACAAAAGTATAGAGATAGAATTATATGGATTAGTTTTTGAAATTAATGATTTAGATAATATAAAAGAGTTAGAGAGTTTAGATAAAAATAATAATAATGCTATAGAAACACAATTTGAAAAGATATTAGGCAAAGGTGCTATTGATAAAATAAATAAAAAAAGAGTAAGCGATGGATATAAAAAATTAGATTTAAATATAGAATTAGGAATCTTAGGTTGCGTATTTGAAACGTATGCAAAAGGAATAATGGGAAATATGTTAAGTAAAGTAACAAAGACAGCTGACGATATCAATAAAGATATGAATAATACTGTAAACATGAATAGAGAGCAAAGAAGAAATTATAATAGAAATCAATATAGAGGAAATAGAAGAAATTATAGGAGATATTAATATGATTATGTTTAATAAGCTACCCTATTTTGTAATATTACAAGGAAAAAAATATAAAATAAATGTAGACTTTAGAACTATGATATCTTTCGAAAATAAAGTGCAGGATAAAAGTGTCGACAAGTCGGAAAAGATAAAGTATGGACTAAGGCATTTTTATCCTGCTTTTTTTTATGCAGAAAATTATAATAAACTACTATACAATCCACAATTATATAAAGAAGCTTGTGAAAAGCTAATATGGTTTTATAAATGTGGCAGAGATAATTATCACAAAACAAAAGGAAATGGCAAAGGAAACAATAAACAAATATATTCTTATGAGTATGATGATGAATACATTTATGGTGCTTTTTACGAATTACGGAATAGATTTAGCTTATGATAAAGTACATTGGTGGAAATTTAAAGCATTGCTAAAATCTTTAAAAGATGACACGGAATTTGTGAAAATAAAAGGTTATCGAGCTTATACAGGCAAAGATGAAAATATGCTAGAATTAAGGGCGTATTGGGAATTACCAAAACCAGTTGAAGAACAGGAAAGAATAAATAAAATATATGAGGCATTGAAATAATTTTATTTTTCGACCTTTTTCGACACAAAAGTACAAGAAAAAATGATATACTCTTTTTATAATATAAATAAAAGGAGATGCGATATATATGAAATGCCCTAAATGTGGAAGTGATAATACAAATGTTCAAATGGTTACAGAAAGCCAATTAAAAAACAAACATCATAGTATAGCATATTGGATATTTATTGGTTGGTGGTGGAGACCTTTATTATGGATATGTTTAACTTTGCCAATGTTACTTGGAAGTTTGTTTGGACATAAAAAACAAAAACTAGTTATAAAACATAAAAGTATGGCAGTCTGCCAAAATTGTGGTTATTATTGGAAAGTATAAAGAATTTTTAAAGATTTCATAACACTTACATAAATGTAGGTGTTTTTTATTTTGTCTACATTGGAAAGGACAAAATAATGGCAGTAGCAGGAAGCTTAACGTACGATACAAATATAGATAAAAGTGGATTTGAAAAAGGATTAAATAGCTTAAAAAACAGTACACAAAACGTTGGAACAAAAATAAAAAACATAGTAGTTGCACTTGGAATAGATAAAATAATATCAGCAACGATGAATACAATAAAAAATTCGGTAAATGATGCAGTTTCAAGAATAGACACGTTAAACAACTATCCTAAAGTAATGAAGAATTTAGGAATAAGTAGTGAGGAATCAGAGGCTTCTATAAAAAAGTTAAGCGAAAAATTAACAGGATTACCAACTACATTGGATAGTGCTTCATTAGCAGTACAAAGATTCACAAGTAAAAACAGCGACATAGAGAAAAGCACTGATTATTTCTTGGCGTTAAACAATGCGTTATTGGCTGGTGGTGCATCAGCAGATATACAATCATCTGCTATGGAACAGTTAAGCCAAGCATATGCTAAAGGCAAACCAGACATGATGGAATGGAGAAGCTTACAGACTGCAATGCCAGCACAATTAAACCAAGTGGCAAAAGCTTTTAATATGACATCTGATGAGCTTGGAGAAGCTTTAAGAAATGGCAAAATATCAATGGACGATTTTATGGATAAAATCGTTGAACTAAACGAAAATGGTGCTGGAGAATTTCAATCATTTGAAGAGCAGGCAAAAAATTCAACAGGTGGTATAGCTACATCAATTACAAATATGAAAACCGCTATAACACGTGGGGTTTCAGAAATAGTAAAATCAATAGATAAGCTTTTGGATAGTATAGGTTTGGGAGGAATTAGTAATGTACTAAATCAAATAGGAAAAGAATCAGAAGGAATATTAAAAAATATTGCCAATGTTTTAAATGAAATAGCTGAAAATGGGATAAGTTCTGTATTAGAAACAGCCAAACAGAAAGGGCCTGAAATAATAACCAACTTAGTAAATGGTATTGTATCAAAAATTCCAGATATAATCAGCACAATCTCAAACATACTTATACAATTTATACAAGTTATAATTGCAAATTTACCTGCTATAATTAGTGGTGGTATGCAAATAATATCGGCATTAATAACAGGAATAGCTCAGCAGTTACCAACTTTAATTCCTATGGCATTAGAGCTAATTCTAACCTTAGTAACAAGTTTGTTAGACAACATAGATCAGTTAATAGATGCAGGAATCAACTTAATTATAGGATTAGCAGAAGGATTAATTAATGCAATTCCTATACTAATAGAAAAAATACCAATAATAATAGAAAAATTAATAAATGCAATAGTTAATAATTTACCTAAAATAATTCAAATGGGTATAACATTAATAGTGAAGTTGGCAGAAGGATTAATAAAAGCAATTCCTCAATTAGTTAGCAAAATACCACAAATAATAGGTGCATTAGTTTCTGGATTTGGACAGTTTTTAAGTAATATGTGGGATGTTGGCAAAAATATTGTTGAAGGAATATGGAATGGAATAAAAAATGCAAAAGATTGGCTACTAGGAAAAGTAAAAGAATGGTGTGGAAACATTCTAAATGGAATAAAAGCTTTTTTTGGTATACATTCACCTTCGAGAGTAATGAGAGATGAAATTGGTAAACGTCTACCACAAGGTGTTGCAGTGGGTATAGAAGCGGATACAGATGAAGCATTAAAAGCAATAGACAATATGAATAACGACATTATGTCTGAAATGAATAAAGCAGTAGCATTCGAAACTGGTTCGATAAATGCTAATGCAAGTGTAAAATCTAACAATTCTATGCTAAATGTAATACATGCAACATTTAATATAGATGGAAGTGTAGAGATAGATGGACAAAAAACAGGAAGAATTTTAACACCTTATATGACTAAAACATTAAAGACAGGAGGTGCATTCGCATAGACTTACGATATAATGGAAAAAGTTATAAAGTATTAGATAGCATAGAAATACAAAAATCTTCAAGAGAACTAAAATATACAGATATAAAAATAGATTTTAAGGGAGGAACAATAGAAGACCTCCCTTTTTATATGCAAGAAATGCAAATATACGATATAAATAATAAACTGTTATTTACAGGATATTTAGAAAGTTATAAGATGCCTGAATTAACAATGTTAAATAGCATAGAAAACGAATTAACATTAACTTTAATGACTCCACGTACAATGACAATAAAAAAGACTGTAACAATCGTAACAACAGACACAATGTTAAATATTATTAATAGAATCTTTCAACCACTTTACAACGATGGGTTTGTATTAAAAGAAAGTAATTTCGACAACAAAGCTATAACAGTAAAATTAATAGCGAGAACAATAGAAGAATGCATGAAAATTTTGTCTACTAGATATGCACTATATTGGAATATAAACGAATTAAAAGAAATTACAGTAAACAGCATTGAATATCAGTTTAATAAACCTTTTACAAAATCGATAAATATAAACAATTATAAAAAACAAATAAAAGGATTTACAAAGTTGGTTCCAAGTGTAGAAGGAACAGACTATGCTAATATAATAAATGTAAAAAATGCAAGAGTATTTTATAGCTTTATAAATAAAGATATGAACATAACATTAAAAAAAGACGGAAAACTTGAGTTTGAAAATCCTGTCGACATTAGCTATAGTACTGCGAAAAGGTTAAATGCAGGAAGTTTTATAGATGGTGCTGAAATTGCAGTTAGCAATCTACAAATCATATATCATGATAGTAGTGGAAATTCTAAAGATGCTTATATTATAAGCGGAATTAATACAAGTGGAGACATAAAACCTGGTTTAAATGTAAAAGATATAGGAACAGATAGCAAAGAAGATAGCTTATTTGTTTTAGATATGGATAGTATGTTTAATTATTTAGCAACAGGATTTACATATAAAGGTGAGGACACCATAACAATAGACCAAATTTATTCTGAGGCAGCTTTAAGATATTCAAGTATGAAACTTCTTAATTGGCATGAAATAGAAAAAAACGCAGGCACTATAACGACAACCGGTCAAATAGAAAAAACTCTTGATGCTAAAGAAAAGTGGTTTACTGTACAAGAATTAATAGAATATGTCAGAGGAAACTTTGTTTCTAATGATAAAAATACAAATATTATAAAAATTTATTGTGATAAAGATAACAAAATAGAAATAGGAGATAGGTTAGAAATAGATTTACCAGAACTATATACACAAGGAAATTATATAGCTACAGATATGACAATTTCAAAAGAATGGAATAATCCTTATGAATATATTATAGAACTAAGAAACACAGCATTATCTGAAAATTATGCTAATTTATTTCAAGATTCATTAGATACAGAAGAACAAGCAAATCAAGTAGAGGTTGAATACGTTGTAGAATATGCAGAAGAAGAAACAATAGCAGAGGTACACGACATCGAATACTTACCTTCTCAGGAGGTGCAATCATGAAAATAAAAAACGAAAGCGTAACAATAAAAATAGGAAACAAAGAAAAATCTTTTCACAATCTAATTTTAAATAGCTATATAGACTTATTTGCAGATAGTTTTTTGAAATTTAAAAATAAATTACTTACATATTGCTACGTTAAATTTGATACAACCCAGACTATAAATGAAAATAGTACTACAATGGAATATGACACTATATTAGAAACAAACTTTTACAAGACAAAAGAATCTTTCTCAGAAAACAATATTATAAATGATTATATATATGATATCCCTGTAATGGAACAAGAGGAAATATCAACTTTTGTCGGAAAGAAAATAACAGGAATAGGATTTGGTGACTATGACAATGACAGTGGACAATATTTATTATATGCATTTTTAGACGTTAGTAAATATCAAATTATAGTACAAGAAGGACAAGAAGTTGTAATATCAAGAAAAGATAAAATAACGAGTGATTTGCAATTTTATTCACCATTTTCAAGCGTGAAATATCCAACACATTTGACATCAAGAGGAATAATAGAAAAAATAGGAATGGAATACAACGAAATCTTTTCACAACTATACTCTGTAGGTTTTGGAACGCTATATAGTAAAATAGATACTGAAGAAATACCTGTTTCGGAATTAGATTTTAAGAAAGAAGGAACAGGAATAGTAACTTTAATAGGAGCGCAAGACTATGCGGTATACCCAAATACTGATTTATTTCCAAGCCCTGAGTTATATCCAGGGCGAAGTTCGGAAGGATTAAAAAAATTAGAAATACCAGATAGAGGAGAAGGACAATATCCTTCTTTTTTGCTTTTTCCGTCTACAGAGTTGTACCCAAAGCAATCTTCTCCAAAATATGTAATTTATAAGTTTAAATTGTATCGAAGACGATATGAAGGAGAATTAGAAATAGTCGAGGATACAGGATTGTATTATTATCAATCACAATCAATAGATGGGACAGGAGCAATAAAACTAACTATAAAATATGAAAGGGGTTAAATTATGATAATTTTTGAAAATCTGCCAAGTGAAAAAACACCGATAGATGCAGACAATTTAAATGCAATTCAACACACGAAAAGAGTATTGGTAACAACAAACACAGAAATAACAGCAAATACAAATTACACAGTTCCTGAAAAGTATTACGTAGGTAAAAATCATCTATGGATATACTTCGAAGGAACTTTGTTAATTAAGAATGAGAATTACATAGAAACAGGAATAAACGGAGAAGAAAGTACAGCAATTCAATTCCTAGATTGGGATGTACCAATAGGAAGTAAATTAGAATTTTTATATAAGTAAAGGAGTGAGAATATGAGTAAGCCAAACAATTTAAAAATATGTTCAACAGAAGAAGTAAAAACAGGAGAATACTGGATAGATGGAAAGCCTTTATATAGAAAAGTTATATCATGTGGAGCTTTGCCAAATTCAACCTCAAAATTAGTGAATCATAATATCTCAGACATAGATAATATCAGAATGTATGGTTTTGCAGTTAGAACAAGGGATAGAAGAACATTTCCATTACCATTTTCAAGTGCAGATGGTGTAGGACATATTCAATTAGATTTGACATCAACACAAATACAAATAACAACAAATAATGATAGAAGTTCATTTAATACAAGTTATGTAATATTAGAATACACAAAAACAACAGATTAAATGAAGATGAAAGGAGAAATAAACATGAACAAAATTAATAAAAGTCTTGAGGCTGTACACACACACACACACACACACTTATAGTTTAGTGAAGAAAAGAGGTGAGCTTATATGAGCAAACCTCTTATTTTAGAGTTAAAAGAAAAAAATATAATTACAGCAACTTCAAATAGGCAAACAATAAATATATCAACACCTTGGGGAAAGCAAACTTTACCGTTAGATGATACAGAAATTGTAGGAAACAAGTTGACAGTGATAAATAATACAATCGTTATAGGAGAGGGAGTTACTAAAATAAAATGCTCGGCAAATTGTGTAGGAGTAAGTCATGCTATTCAGGGAGATAAAATTTTTGAGATTGAAAAGAACTCACAGATAATAAAAAGTCAGTATCATTCTCGGCGAAGATAAAATAGGTTTTTTTGGAGCAAGCGTTAATCCAGTTTTAATTACTGTACAAAAAGGAGATAAAATATCAATAGCAATACAGAGTGGCTTTAAAGGAGATGTAGAATATTTGGGTGCAGATTTAACAGTTGAAGTATTTGAATAAACTGTGATTAATATGAAGGGAAAAGATATGATATGAAAGATAAGAAAATAAAAGTAGCAGACAATAGTATGGTATATTTTAATGATAAAGTTCTTGGAATAGATGGAGAAAATTTACAGGGAAAAATAATATTCTATTTTGAGAACTTTAAAAATGGAGTAGCATGGTTAGAATTTGAAAAAGAAGATGGAACAAAAAAGTACATACCAATGGATAAAGTAAATGAAACATATGAGGTAGAAATAAAACCAAGCTTACTTTCAGATACGTCAATAATATATTTGCAACTAAGAATAACAGAAGATGAAAACGAAAACGGAATACCAGTGTTTAAATCAAAAAAATTCTATATGAATATCTTGGATTCAATAAATGCAACATCTACAATAGAAGAAGATTACCCTGATATTTTAGATGTTTTAAACAATAAGCAAGACAAGTTAAAAGCAGGGAAAAATATAACAATAGGAAACAACGTAATAAGTGCAAATTTTAAAGAAACAGCAGATAAAGAATACGTTGATAATCAAGACAAAGATATACTAAAAAGTGCTAAAGAATATGCTGATAATCAAGTACCAAATGTAGTTGAAACATATGTAAATGAACATAAAGAAGAACTAAAGGGAGAAAAAGGAGACATTGGAGAAACTGGACCTCAGGGAATACAAGGACCTAAAGGCGATGTTGGTCCTCAAGGAAAACAAGGAATCCAAGGACCGATTGGACCACAAGGAGAGCAAGGAATACAAGGTATTCAAGGAGAAAAAGGTGTTGATGGAAAAAATGGAAAAGACGGTACTAATGGCAAGGATGGTATAAATGGAACTAATGGGAAAAATTATTCAGTAGAAATAGTAGAAAGTACATTGACCACACAAGAAATAGAACCAAATAAATTCTATAAATTCGGGGAAGTATCAAGTTTAAATATCACACTTGCAGCAATAACAGATACATCAGTTTTAAATGAGTTTATGTTTGAATTTATAAGTGGAGCTACTGCAACTACCTTAACTTTACCTAATACAGTTAAATGGCTAGAAACACCGACTATTGAAGCAAACAAAATATATCAATGTAGTATAGTAGACAATATTGGTGTGTTGTTGGGGGTGTCAAATGTCTAATTTCAGAAGAAGACTAATGATGAGTATAAAGAAACAAAATGAATATACAGAATTAAATTACATCGAAGGTACAGGAACTCAATATATAAACACAGAAGTGAAAACTAAACAAAGTTTAAAAATAGAATGTACTTTTAGTGGTAATCAAATATCAACATTATTATTTGGAGCAAGAAAAACTATAATCTTAGACGGATTGACGTGGGGATTCAATAATGCAGAGTCTGCTTTTAGTGGTTTTGGTGGTAATACACAAAAAAATAATACTACAGTCAACACAATAGATGACAAAAAACATGCAGTTGTACTTTCAAATGAAGTATATACAATTGATAATGTAAATCAAATCTTACCAAATAGAGGAACTTTTACAGAATTTTATAATATTTATCTTTTTACGTGGAATAATGCAAATAAAGCAGATAACAGATGTTTCAAAGGAAAAGTTTATGATTTTAAAATATATGATAATGATGTATTAGTTAGAGATATGATACCAGTTCTTGACAAAAATGGCGTAGCATGTATGTATGACAAAGTAAATAAAAAGTTTTACTACAACAAGCGGAACAGGAGATTTCTTATACGGAGAAAAGGAGAGTTAATATGTTAGTAAAATATATAAATGAATACAATGTAAAATATGCAAATCACAAAAAGATACTTGAATATGATAATAAACAAGTAATAAATCCACGAGAAGAAGATTTCGAAAAAGCAGGTTATAAGACTTTAGAAATAGAGGAAGAACCTGCTTTTAATATGGAAACACAGTACTTAGAACCTTACTATCAAGAACAAAAAGAAAAGATAATACAGAAGTGGAAAGTTAAAGAGATAGAGGAGGTGGGATAGTGGATAGCACAATAATAGTAGCAATAATAACAGTACTACGGAGTTATTATTAATACATTAATATCAAATCAAACTAATAAAAAAATTGAGACATTAGAAAGTATAAAGGCAGAATTTAAAAAAGAGTTGGAAGCAGTAAAAAAAGAAATGAAGGAAAATCAAAAAGAACATGACAAAACATATTTGACAGATTTTCTATCTGACATAGAAAACAAACAACCAAAGTCAGATATTCAAATTAAAAGAGCTTATGAAATATATGAAGAATATACAAACCTTAAAGGAAATTCATATGTACATAGTAAATGGGAAGAATTAGAAAAGAAAGGGGCATTGAAATGAAAAAACAAGATAGAAATATAACCATAGCAGTTATAGTGGCTATGGTTATGATATTTTTTAGTGCAATATTTTTTATAGATGATAAGGAGCTAAAAAAAGATGTAGTAGAAAAAGTTACAGACACTGTAACAGATATAGCAACAAGAGAAATGAGTAAAGAAGAAATAGAATCTTTACCATCTACAGAAATAATAGAACAAACAGAAGAACAAGAGAATGCTGTATCAAATGAGCAAGAAGGAGAAGAAACAGAAGGATTTCAACTTCAAGGAGAAATAGCTTATGAAGGAGCAAAAGCAGAAACTTGGAATGTAGAATTAGGGGACTATGTTGGATTAACATATTATTCACAATTAGATAGTAGATGGGCAAGCAAGATGTATTCTAGTGTAGGCAATCCAAACCAAACAATAGGTTCTAGTGCTTGTGGCCCTACATGTGCTTCAATGGTAGTAACAGCTACAAAAGGAGCAATAACACCTGATACTATGTCAGATTTATTCGTAAAATACGGTTATCGTTCAGCTAACAATGGAACGTACTGGAGTGCTTTTAGAGCTGTAGCAGATGAGTTCAATATCGGTTATACAGAAATAACAGATATTCAAAGAGCATTACAATTATTGCAAAACAATAATTATGTAATAGTAAGTTGTGGAAACGGATTGTTTACAACGGGTGGACACTTTATCGTTCTAGTTGGAATAGATGGAGATACATTAAAGATATATGATCCATATTTATATAGTGGCAAATTCTCAACAAGTACAAGAAGAGGCAAAGTAACTGTAGATGGAAATACAGTATATTGTAGCATAGACAATTTTAGAAACTATGCTAATTATAGTAAATTCTTTGCATTTGCTCATGATGGAAATGTACAAGTAAACAACACACGTCCAGTTACAACACAAGCATATACTAGATATGTAAATGCTAAAATAGGATTAAATATAAGAAATAAGCCTAATGGATATATTGTAGGTGGATTATCTAATGGTACAGCAGTAACAGTATATGAAACAGATGGCAATTGGAGTAGAATAGGGACAAATAAATGGGTTTCTAGTAATTATCTAACAAGTTATATGGCTGTAGCTTCAAATTCGGTTAAAACAATTTCTGGCGTAAAATACACTACAGGAAAATACAAAGTTAATGCTAGTATATTAAATGTTCGTACAGGTCCAAGTACAAAATATAAAATAAAAGGATATAAACAATTAACAGCAAATGCAAGATACCAAAATAAAAGATTAGGAAATCAATATACTAATGGATTAAAACGTGGAGTAGTAACAACAGTTACTAAAGTTCAAAATGGATTTGGATTAATTCCAAGTGGGTGGATTTCATTAAATTATTGTACTAAATTATAATATTAGAGCTAGATTAGATTAATTTCTAGTCTAGCTCTTTTTTTGTGCAAAAATGCAGTAAAATCAAGGCATATAACTTGTTGCTTTAAAAATAAAAACGGCTTAAAATTGATTGTGAAGGGTCGTTTTTTAGCTAAGTTTCAAGGAAAAATCAAATTTGTAAATTTACAAAATTTGTGCTATAATATTGACAGATAGAAAAAGAAATGTTACAATTTTGTCACAGAAATGTTACAAAAAAGAAATGTAATATTTATTGACAAAAGATAATATTAATATTAATATAATAAAAAAGAATAAGAGCCGAAGCCCTTATTCAATCAGTTGTTTTTTAGGAGTTTGAGATTTATTCGAATCAGTGGGATTTGGATAAATCTCAAATTTTCTTTTGGTAGACTCGTATTTAAACGAATATCCACGTTTTGAGCAAATATGTATCAAACCGTAAATTCCACCGGAAGAAAATTATTACACCTAATAACCAGAACAAATAATTTTGCATGGTGTATCCCCCTTCTTTTGTATTTGCACCAACTCATCTTGCGAAAAGTCAGGTGCATAAAATAATATTTAAATGTTGGACATAGAAGTTTAAATACTAATCTATGCACCCAACTCGAAGGAGTAAAACAACTTGTGCTTATTATATATAAAAATATATACTGTGTCAACACAAAAATTGACAAAAAATAACAGTAGTCTTCGACAAATTTCAACACAACAATTCAACATAAAATGTTATAATATCATAAAGGAGATGATAGTTATGGAAAAAGCATGTAAAGACTCTCTACAAATGATAAAAGTATTAAATATAAAAAATGAGAAAGAGTATAACAAGTTGCTAAAATTCTATTTAATATTATCATCAGAAAGTTTAAAAGGAAGATTAAGAACAAGAAGATTCAAAAAAATAATAAAATTAGCAAAAGAAGTCTAAAGGGCTTCTTTTTTTGCATACTTTCTAGATATTAGTACATACTAAAGTTGGTGGTAATATGAAAAGCTATTATTTTCATATAAGAAAATGGCACTTTTCCACCATAGTGGACAAAATGTAAATTTAATAAAGTTGCCCAAATGCAACAAAATACATGATATACATGAAAATGAGCATACTAAAGATGGGTGATTTTATGAAGGTAAAGATATTATTAAGAGAAGTCCGACTTAAAAAGAATATTACACTAGAAACATTAGCCAGATTATCTGGAATAAGTAAAGGACATTTAAGTAAAATAGAAAGACAAGAAAGAGAACCTAAGATATCTACGCTAATACAAATAGCGATAGCTTTAAATGTAGATGTCAAAGAATTATATAAAGTTATATTATGACACAATAAAACGTGTCATTTTTTGTTTTCATAAAAGAAAATGCCTCTTTCATAAAATGTTGCCCAAATGCAACAAGATTAAATATATCTTTCGGTTATGAACGTTCTAAATAAATGTAGGAGGATATGTAATGAAAGATGTAGTATTAAATGACGTTATGAATTTAGAAGAACTTTTAGAAAGAAGAATTGAAGAAAATATAAAAATGTTTTCAAGAGAAGAATTAGAAATCTTAAAAAATAATAAAAATATATTATTAAAAATATATTTATTAGGAATGCTAGATAGTTATAGCTTTTAAATTTAATTGTTGATTTTTTTATAATTCTATATTATAATGTGCCTATAGTATTTGACAACTTTTTGACAACTCTTTAAATAAAAAGAATAGACTAAATAGACAAATAGACAACACTTTTTAAAAAATAAAAGTTGTCAAATAGACACATATATCAACAAAACAAGCAATATGCCAATATAGCTCAGTTGGTAGAGCAACGGATTCGTAATCAAAACGTCAAAA